GTACGGGGATATTTCGGATACAAGCTGGTGGGGCGACGAAGTAACCCCGCAGCAGTTCACAAAGGACCTGAACGCTCTGGGAGCTGTGACGGAGATCACCGTGCGGATCAACAGCGGCGGCGGGGATGTCTTCGCCGCGCAGACCATCGGCAATCTGCTGGAGCAGCACGGCGCGAACGTGACGGCCCGCATCGACGGTCTGTGCGCATCGGCGGCCACAATTATTACCAGCCATTGTGACAAGGTAATTGCGGCAAACGACAGTACATACATGATTCACCCGGTCAAGCTGGGGATTCGCGGATATGCGGATGCCGCTGTTTTGCAGCAGTACCTTGATGCTCTGGCGGCTATCAAGGAGAATGTCATCGGCCTTTACGTCAAAAAGACGGGCCGGGATAAAGACGAGATTACCGGCTGGATGGATGCTACAAGCTGGTGGACGGCAGCGCAGGCAAAGGAAAACGGCTTTGTGGACGAGCTGACAGATAACGAAGAGGACGCAACTGTGGAGAACCGCAGCGGCGTCCTCTTTGTCAACAGTGTGAACACAAACATTCCTTTTGATAAAGCTCCCCAATTCGTGCAAGACAGCCTGGCGGCGGACGGTGCCGCCAAGCGTTCTGCAAATACAAAACCGGCGGGACAGCCGGAACACATCAAGGAGGTACAGGACATGGACCCTAAGACCGTGGACGACCTGCGGAAAGCCTGGCCCGCATTGGTTGACCAAATCGAGCAGGAGGCGGCCCGGGCAGCAACCGAGACCGAGCGGGCACGTATCCAGAGCATCGAGGACATGGCCCTGCCCGGCAGCGAGGAGATTACGGCAAAGGCCAAGTTCACCGAGCCGGTCAGCGCGGAGGATTACGCCAAGGCCATGGTGAAACACGCCAAGACTCAGGGTGCGACTTACTTGCAGCAGATGGAGCAGGAGGCCGAGGCGAGCGGCGCGAACGGCGTTGGCAATCCGCCTGCGCCGGAGGACAAGGACAGCGTTGCCGCCGCCATTGCCCAGGCCAAACAGGACGCAGCCGTTTTTCTGAACGGCGGGAAGAACAAAGGAGGCAAGTAAGATGGATGATCGCGTGAAGAAGGTGGGCGAGATTGCCCAGGATAATTTGATCGCTGGGGTCTATCCGCGTGCGGACGTGACCGGCATCAAGATCGCCGCCGGACAGGGGAAGCTGGTGCGGGGTACGGTTCTGGCCTCGTCCGATGATGGGTGCGTGGTGCTGAACACCGCCACCACGGGAAAGGCCGCGTACATCCTCACTGACGACGTGGACGCGACGGAGGCGGCGGTCAGCGCCACCGGCTACTGCACGGGCAATTTCAACACCGCCGCCCTGGTCGTGGCGGAGGGCTACGAGCTGACGGCGGCGGACCGGGACGAGCTGCGGAAGTACGGAATCGTCCTGAACGACAATATGCAGTAACACAGGGAGGAGAGCGCAAATCATGAATATGCACGATACGCTTTATATGCTGGCGGCTATTGAGGAGCTGCCGCTTGAACACACCTTTTTCAAGGACCGGTACTTTCCTACCGACGACGTGATGGATGTGTTTAACACAAGCAAGGTCCTTGCGGACTACCGGGAGGGCAGCCGTAAGAAGGCCCCCTTTGTCATGCCCCGGATCGGGAGCCTGCCCGTTGGCCGCGAGGGATTCAGCACCTTCGAGCTGGAGCCTGCCTACATCGGCCTGTCTATGCCCCTGACACTGGATCAGCTCAAAAAGCGTGGATTCGGGGAAAGCCTCATGAGCGGCATGACGCCGGAGGAACGGGCGCGGCAGATGCAGATTCGGGATATGGCGGAGCTGTCCGCCCGGATCAGCCGGACGGAGGAGTTTATGGCCTGCCAGACCATGCTCAACAACGGGATTACCATGCGCCACGAGACTGACCAGAAGGACGTGTACGAGGATGTGCCGTGCTACTTTTACGACGAGAAGGCCAACCCTGCGGAGTTCAAGCCCGCAGCCGCGTGGAAGCACAGCACTATTGACACCAAGGGAAATGTCGTTGTCGGCAACTGGTACGAGGACATCTATCAGATGGTGGCCTTTCTGAAACGGAAGGGCCGCCCTGCGACCGATCTGCTGGTGAGCGGGGATGTGGGCAGCTTCCTCATGGAAGACCCGTGGGTAATCCGTATGCTGGATAACCGGCGGGTGGAGATGGGCCGCATTGCACCGACGGAACTGACCGAGTATGTGACCCATTTGGGCGCGTTCAACTTCAAGGGCCGCGTCCTGGACATCCTGATCTGCGAAGGGACCTACGAGGACGAGGGCGGAAAGGATGTGGAATATCTGGAGGGCGGAAGCGCCATTATCACCGCCCCCGCCTGCGGCAAGGGCCTCTACGGTGCGGTCACGCAAATGGAGCCGGATGGGGAGTATCACACTTACGCGGGCAAGCGGGTCCCCCGGCACCTGTTTGATCTGAAAGCGCAGACCAAGGAGACGCAGGTTGCGGCAAGCCCCCTGATGGTCCCCAAACGCAAGAACCCCTGGTGCGCGGCAAAGAAGGTCCTGGGGTAATCCCTATGCCTCTTTTCGATCTGGAACAGGATTTTGGAGGAACGCCGCCGGTGGAATGGGAGCGCCCAACATTCAAGGATTGCGCGGCGGCAGACATTGGCCTGGCTTTCTTCAACGAGAGCGAACACGCCGAGAAGCATACGGTGGACGGCGAGGAGGCCTTGATTATCCTGGAAGACTTCGATATGCGGGAACACTCCGCCCACTGGGAGGCCGGTGCAAAGCAGAACTTTGACACCGGCCTCTACACCGCCTACAGCATTTTATATATCCGCGTGGAAGACTACGGCAATATGCCGCAAGTGGGAAGCATTGTGGCGATTGACGAAGACACCAAGGACGAGCGGCTATTTGAGATCAAGAGCTGCGAAGACGAGGGCGGCGTTTACCGCATGATCCTGGAAAGGACGAGGCAAGGGTAATGGGCAGGGTTACATACGACGCCGGGCAAATGCTCCTGACGATAGACGATACCGGTGTGGAGCGGGCTTTGGGAAGCCTGCACCGCAAGGCCCCCGCTGTGCTGAAGGTTGCGATCAACCGGACGGCGAGGCAGGCCCGGAAGGATTTGATCGGGGAGGCAGAAAAGCGATATGCCTTGACCGTGAGAGGCAAGGCCCGCCTGCGCCTGCTGAAACTGCGGAAGAGCGCCACAAACACCAGCCTGGAAGCGGAGCTTCGGCAGGGCGACGAGGGGCTTACCCTGAACGCCTCCTACTTCCAGCACTCTCCGACGGTTCCCCGCATGGGCAGCGCCGCGCTACACGGCCCGGCGTTCCAGCGGGTGCGGACGCTGAAAGGCGGACCGATGGAGGAACTGACAGAGACCAGGGGAGAGAGTAAGGGCTTTTTGATCCGAGTTAAGAACGCGAAAAACGATCACCTAATGTTTGCCCACCGGATTTTAGGTTCCTCCTCCAGCAGCACCACGACCAAGACCGGAAAGCCCCGGTGGAGAAACCGGGCCGGGAACGTGGAAAAGGCGTATGACGTGAACCGGATTGGCGCGTCCTCCCAGCAGCGGGCGGTATGGCAAAGGGGCGTTGACACCACGGCGGCGGAGAATTTGGAGCGGTTTGTGGAGCAGCGCATCCAGCAGGTGATCGCGGCGGCGAAATAAGGAGGGAGCGCAATGCAGCGAAACTATGCAAGGGAAGTGAGACGCGCCGGTGTCGGAGGAACCCCCCAGCTCTGCCAGGACGCCCTTGTGGAAATGCTGGAAGAACTGTTCGAGGGAAAGAAATTCATCGGGCAGGAGGGACGCAAGGCGCTGAATATCTTCAAGCAAAATCTCCCGATTCCCAAACGGCAGCGGGACCGGAGGGCGGACACGGACGAGGCGGCGGCACCGTATATCGTGGTAGAAATGAGCGAGGGCGCTATCCTGGACGACGACAGCCCGCAGGTGGTGGATTTCAGCCTGGTTATCTGCGCCTACGACAAGGGGACGGACCGGGAGGGCTTTCAGGATGTGACAAACATTAAGGAAGATATTATCCAGCGTATTTGTTCCAGACCCTACTTCGGCGGCGTGTTCACCGTCTTAAAACCAATTACATGGGCGTTGCAGCAGGACGCGACGCCCCCTTACTACTTCGGGGCGGTTACATTGAGCTGTACCGCCCCGGCATTGACACAAGACATGGAACAGGAGGCTTTAGTATGAGCGCGAGAACAAAGAAGAACACGGTGGAGACCGTGGAGGAGCAGACCACTCCGGCGGCCCAAGAGGAGCAGTCCGAGACGCCCGGAGACCCGGCGACGGAAACCGAGGCGGCGGAAAAGGCCCGGAAGCAGGAGGCACAGATCAAGACGTTCCTCTCCAAGCTCCCGGACCCCTGCGTGTACTGCGGCCCCAGCGTGCGCGGCGTGGCCCGGCAGTACACTGTGTATAACGGCGGCATCCCCGACGTGGTGAAGCAGTTTATCACGGAGCATCCGGCGGCGAAAGGGCTGCTGGTCTCCGTGGAGCGGTTCGCGCAGGTCAGGATCAAGCTGGAGACGCGCGGCACGGCGGAATTCATTCTTTTCAACAAGGTTCGGGCGGAACTGTAGGAGGCGGAGGACCCGCCTCTTTTTCATGCCCAGAAGAACGCAAAGGAGGAGTTTGACACATGGCAAGCAGCTATAAGCACGGCGTATATGTGGGCGAGCAGGAAACCAGCCTGATTGCGCCGGTAGAGGGAACCGCCGGTTTGCAGGTAATCTTCGGAACTGCGCCGGTCAATATGCTGGAGGACCCGGCGGCGGCGGTCAATAAGCCGCAGTTGGTATACAGCTATGCGGAGGCCGTGGCGGCAGTGGGGTATGTCCCCGACTTCCAGCACTATACCCTGTGTGAGAGCATCAGCGCCAATTTTACCGTTATCAACACAAGTCCGCTTATCCTGGTCAATGTGCTGGACCCGGCCAAGCACAGCGGCGACATCGCCGAGGTGACCGTGGCCGTCGAGGATGGCATGGCCGTGGTGAAGGAGAGCGGTGTGCTGCTGGACAAGCTGGAGGTCAAGAACGGCGAAACGGCACTGGAGCGGGACGTGGACTACACCACGGCTTTCAACAACGACGGCACGCTGAATATCGCCCTGATCGACGGCGGAGCGGGAGACGGCGCGGCCAATCTGACTGTGACCGGGAAGAAGCTGGACGCTTCGATGGTCACGCCCGCCGACATCGTGGGCGGCGTGGACGTTGCCACCGGCAATGAGACGGGCCTTGAAATCGTCCGGCAGGTCTATCCCAAGTTCGCCATGACGCCGGGCATCCTTATGGCCCCGCGCTACAGCAAGCACGCCATTGTGGCGGCGGCTTTGCAGGCGAAAACCACGGAGATCAACAGCGTGTTCCGGGCGGTGTGCATCGTGGACATCGACAGCTCCAAAGAGAGCGGCGTCACGAAGTATTCCGACGTGAAGACGCAGAAGGAGAAGCAGGCCGTCACAAGCGCCAACGCCTACGCCGTATGGCCCTATGCCAAGGTGGGCGACGTGATCTACAGCGGGTCCACGCTGGCGGGCGCTCTGACCTCCTACACCGACGCCCAGCACGGCGACATTCCAAACTGGTCCCCCAGCAACAAGACGCTCGCCATCAGCGCGGCTTGCCTGGAGGATGGGACGGAAGTTCTGCTGGATCAGGACCAGGCCAACACCATCAACAGCTATGGTGTGGCAACCTTCCTGAACATCAACGGCTACCGGCTGTGGGGCAACAATACTGCCTGCTATCCGGGCGTCACGGACCCGAAGGACAGGTGGTTTGCCGTGCGGCGGTTCATGTCCTGGGCGGCCAATACGTTCATCCTGACGTATTTTCAGAAGGTGGACAACCCCATGAATCCCCGGCTGATCGAGGCGATCATGGACAGCGAGAACATCCGGGGCAACAGCTTTGTTGCGCGGGGTATCTGCGCCCGGTACGAGATCACCTACAACGAGGCCGAGAACCCCGTCACCGACCTTATCAATGGTAAGATCACCTTCCATCAGTACATCACCCCGTTTGTCCCGGCGGAACACATCGAGAACATCATTGAATTTGACCCCTATGCGCTGGAGAGTGCATTGTCCGGCGCGGCGTAAGGAGGGACTGACAGATGATTAGTGACAACTACGTACCTGAAAAAATTAACGAGTACAACGCCTACCTGGACGGAGAGCGCATGATCGGCGTTGTGCCTGACATCGACCTGCCGGAGATCGGCATGAAGGCCAGCGAGGTTGAGGGAGCCGGTATGCTGGGCGTGCTGGACAGCCCTGCCATCGGGCAGTTTGAGAGCATCGAGCAGGAAATCAAGTTCAACGTCCTGTACTCCAGCGCAATCAATATGCTTAGTCCGCTGGAGGCGGTGAATCTGACCTTCCGGGCCTCCCAGCAGGTATATGACAAGATCGGCGGCTACGACTTCAAGGGCCTGCGAATCGTGGAGCAGGGTCGAGTGAAGAAGTTCAAGCCCGGCAAGCTGAAACGGGCGGAGGGCATGGAGGCCACCGTTACGATGGAGCTTACCTACATCATGATCGAGGTTGACGGTACGGTGATGCTGGAGATCGACAAGCTGAACCAGAAGTATATCGTCAACGGGAAGGATATGCTGGCCGGAATCGCGGCCCTGGTGTAAACACAGCGAACGCCCGCCCCCGGAGCAGAGCCGGAGGCGGGCGCATTTTCAAAATCTGAAAGGGGTATCTACCATGTCCGAGGAAAAGAAAATTATGGAGTACAAGCCTGAAATTCCGGTGGAGGGTACGGAGACAGCGGAGGCGGCGGAGACCGGCCAGCGCATTGTCGTGAAGTTCAACAGGCCCTACATCTTCGAGGGCAAGGAATATGCGGAGGTCGATTTGAGCGGCCTGGAGGGGCTGACGGTGAAGGACGCCATCGACA